AGATACAAATGGTGTATTAGCAGTTGGTAACGATGGTGGTACAATATCTGTAAGTTCTGCAGGTGTTAAAGTTCCAGATGCTGGAATCACAGAAACTCAATTAAATACTACAGTAGCAGGTACTGGTTTATCAGGTGGTGGAGGTACTGCTTTATCTGTAGATTATGGTTCAGCTGCAGGAACTGCAGTACAAGGTGATGCAACAGCTACTTTCACGGGTACTGCAAATCAAATTAAAATAGGTAATGAAAATGCACAAGCCCTTGGTGGTAATATTTCAGCAACAATTAGTTTAACAGATGATGTAACAATATCTCAAGATTTAATAGTTTCTAGAAATTTAACAGTAAGAGGTACAGCATCTTTTGAAAGTACTGAAAACTTAAAAGTATCAGATAGATTTATAGCATTAGCTTCAGGTTCAGGTAACGCTGGAGATGGTGGTATTGTAGTTGAACAATCTAGCGTTGGTGGTGGAAAAGGTGCAGTATTCGCATATGATGGTAATTCAACAGAAAGATGGGGAGTCACTACAGGATTCAACCCAACTGCTTCAGCTTATGAACCAGATGCTTTTATGTCAGTAGCAGTAGTAGCTGCAGATAGTGATCCAGATACAAATGTTGCCGATGCTTATAAAAAAGCAGGTAACATATATGTGGATACAACTGGAGATGGAGAAGCATATATTTACGTTTAAAAATAAACTAAACCAATAATTATAAAGAGCTGTCTTTAATTAGTCAGCTCTTTTTTTATTTTTTTAAAAATAATTTGGATTTCAAAAGAATAATATTTATATTATAATTTATAATAATCTATAAAATTAAAACCAATGTTTGAATTACAAGAATTAAAAGTTTTAAGAACTTCTTTAAATGTAATAGATATAAAAGGATCAAACGCTCAATTTTTAGCGAAATTACAAGTAAAAGTAGAAAATGAAATATTAAGAATAGAAGCTGAAATAGCAGCTGGTCCTCCTGAAGTAAAAAATAAAAAGAAATAATATATTTTTTACTAATTTATATCCTATTGTATATTTATAATAAAATAAAAAATTAATAGTTATGGCATTAAGAGATTTTATAAAGGATAAAAAAATAACATCTAAAAAATCATTACAAACTAAAATAGAATTTCCTAAAAATAGTTTAAACAAACAGGAACTTAGTATTATATTAAATTTAATTAAAGAAACTTCATTTAAAGGTGAAGATATTGAAACCCTATATAATTTAATTTTAAAATTACAAGACCAATATTTTACTTTAGAAAAATTAGATAAAAAATAATTTATAGTATTAACATTTTAGGACAAATAATTAATATTTATAGTCATGGTAAAAAAAGTTGCAAACGAAGATCAATTAACAAAAGAAGAAATTCAAGTTTTTATAGATTGTAGAACTGCCAATATAGATAATTTAACAATATTAGGAGATATTGAATATAACATTCTACAGCTAGAAGAACAAAAATGGGAAAAAAAATCAGAAATTAAAAAAATCGAAGAAAAATATTTATCCCATCTTGAGAATATCAAGAAAAAATATGGTGAGGTTAATATAGATTTAGAAACGGGCAAGCTTACCAAAATAACAGAAACTCCAGAAGCAGTTATAAAGTAATTGCATTTTTGGGGACTTCTGTAATATTTATAAACAAAATAAACTTATTATAAAATGGCAGAAGTATTATTATCCCCTGGTGTATTAGCAAGAGAAAATGATCAATCATTTATCTCTGGCCAACCAGTACAAGCAGGAGCAGCTATAGTAGGACCTACAGTAAAAGGACCAGTAGGAATTCCAACAGTAGTTTCTTCATACTCAGAATATCAAAGAACTTTTGGAGCTATAGTAGAAAGTGGTAGTGCAGAATACACTTATTTTACTTCTATTTCGGCATATAACTATTTTCAACAAGGTGGAGATTCATTATTAGTAACTAGAGTAGTAAGTGGTTCTTATACCTCTGCAACTAGTTCAATGATTACCAATACTGTAAGTGTTACTGGAGCTGCTGTAGCTACTGGTTCATTAACTATAGCAGGAACATTTGGTCAGTCTCCCGAAGATGAATTTCAAATTACAGTAGGAGGAAGTGAATTTAGATTTATTGCACAAGATCCAGCAGGAGGTTTACCAGTAGATAGTAGCCCTGTATTTTTCTTAGCAACAGGATCTGACACGGCAGGATACATAGCTAACTTAGTAACTAAAATTGATGGTGCTAGTATAGGAGTAAATGCTACTGATGCTACAACAGCAATTGAATTAACTGCTTCGGCAGCAGGTGTAGCAGGAAATTCTATTTCAGTAGATACGGGTTCTGGAGATACATTTAGTGATGTTTTAACATTAGAAGGAGGAGCCGCAGGAGTAGGTACTTCTAATGCATTTACATTAGAAACATTAAGTGAAGGTGCTATAGCAAATAGTGGAATAGCTACGGGATCAAATGGAACTTTAGTAAACGGTACTAAAGATAATATAAGATGGGAAATATCATCTCCTAACGTAGCTTCAGGCACATTTAACTTATTAATTAGAAGAGGTGATGATACTACTACCTCTAAAACAGTATTAGAAACTTGGACAAATTTATCATTGGATCCAAATTCAAATAATTACATTGAAAAAGTAATTGGTAATTCAAAACAAACGGTTACTCAAGATGCTGGAACTGGAGAATATTATGTTGCCAATGCTGGAACATATAACACATTAAGTAACTTTGTAAGAGTAAAATCAGTAGAAGCCAAAACATTAAATTATTTTGATAATAATGGAGATCCTAAATCTCAATATACTGCATCACTCCCAGTAGCAGGTGAAGGTTCATTTGATGGAGCTACAGGTACAGCATTTGTAGATGTAGAAGCTAATTTTTATGAAAATATTGATGGATCTAATACTCAAGGATTAATAGCAGATAATTATTCTATCTCTTTACAATTACTAGCTAATAGAGATGCTTACAGATATAATTTAATTACAGTCCCAGGACTATATAACTCAGATTATGCTTCACCATTATCTACAATGATTAATAATTCATCTTTTAGAGGAGATAATATAGCGGTAATAGATTTAGTACCTTACGGAAGTGGAATTAACACTGTAACTGGTCAATCAGCTGCAAGAGATACTTCATATGCAGCAGCATATTGGCCTTGGTTACAAACAATTGATCCAGATTTAGGATCATTAGTTTGGGTACCAGCTTCAGCAATGATACCAGGAGTATATGCGTTTAATGATAGAGCAGGAGAAGCATGGTTTGCACCAGCTGGATTAAACAGAGGTGGTTTAGGAACTGTTGTTAGAGCAGAAAGAAAATTAACAAATGGAAATAGAGATACTCTATATGGTTCAAATGTTAACCCAATAGCTACATTCCCAAACACAGGAGTAGTAGTATTCGGACAAAAAACTATGCAGAAAAAAGCTAGTGCTTTAGATAGAGTAAATGTAAGAAGATTATTAATAGCTCTTAAAAATTTCATTTCTCAAATAGCAGATAATTTAGTATTTGAACAAAATACAATAGCTACAAGAAATAATTTCCTAGCACAAGTTAATCCATATTTAGAAAGTGTACAACAAAGACAAGGATTATATGCCTTTAAAGTAGTAATGGATGAAAGTAATAATACCCCAGATGTTATAGATAGAAATCAATTAATAGGCCAAATTTATATACAGCCAACTAAAACAGCTGAATTTATATACCTAGATTTCAACATATTACCAACTGGAGCTACTTTCCCGGTATAAAAAATTAAAGAATTAGATATTTATAACAAGAAATAAACAGTAAAAGATGGCAGTATTAGATCCCAATGAAATATTTTATACAGCGTTTGAACCCAAACAGGCGAATAGGTTTATCCTATACATGGATGGGATGCCAAGCTATATTATTAAAGCAGTTAGTGCTGTAACTTTAAACCAAGGTGTAGTAACATTAAACCACATTAATGTTGAAAGAAAAGTTAAAGGTAAATCAGTATGGCAAAATGTTACTTTAACATTATTTGATCCTATCACCCCTTCAGGAGCACAAGCAACTATGGAATGGGTAAGATTACATCACGAATCAGTAACAGGTAGAGATGGTTATTCTGATTTCTATAAGAAAGATTTAACTATTAACGTATTAGGACCTGTAGGTGATATTGTTTCAGAATGGATATTAAAAGGTGCTTTTATTACATCAACTAACTTTGGTGAATATAGCTGGGATACTGTAGATACAGCAATTAACCTGACTATTGAAGTATCAATTGATTATGCAGTATTAAATTTCTAAGAAATTTTAAATATTTTTTTAAAGGGAGCTTGGCTATGTCAAGCTCTTTTTGTATGTTGATATTTATAATAAAATTAAGTTATTTTAAATAAAAGATTATGAGCGAATTTAAGTTCCCTACTGAAGAAGTAGAATTACCATCAAAAGGCTTAGTATATCCTAAAGAAAATCCTTTATCAAGCGGAAAAATTGAAATAAAGTATATGACTGCTAAGGAAGAGGATATTTTAACTAATCAAAACTATGTAAAACAAGGCACTGTAGTAGACAAATTACTAAGATCATTAATAGTAGATAAAAAAATAAACTATGATGATATGATTACAGGAGATAAAAATGCGGTTTTAATAGCAGCTCGTATTTTAGGTTATGGAAAAGATTATACCTTTAAATATTTAAATGCTGAAACTATAACAATAGATTTAACAGATCTAAAAACAAGGTATTTAGATGAATCTACTATGATAGAAGGTAAAAATGAATTTCCTTATACTTTACCTCACACAAACACAGAAATTACTTACAAAATTTTAACTAATAGGGATGAAAAGAAAATAGATGCTGAAGTAAAGGGTCTTAAAAAAATCAATAAAACTGCATCCCCTGAACTATCTACTAGATTAAAATATATGATTACTTCAGTTAATGGAGAAACAGAAAATAAAACAATTAGGGATTTTGTAGATAATTATATGTTAGCTAGAGATTCTAGAGCATTTAGGGAACATTTAAGATCTACTCAACCTGATATTGAAATGAAGTTTAACTATTTAAATGAAAGAGGTGTAGAGGAGGATGCTGTCGTTCCTATGACAGCCGGGTTTCTTTGGCCTGACACAGGAGTATAGAGTAGAATTATTCAATACTTTACATGATTTAGTTTTTCACAGTGGTGGTGGGTATGACTACTACACTGTATATAATATGCCTGTTTGGTTAAGAAAATTCACTGTTAATAGAATTATTAAATTCAGACAAGAGGAGAAAAAATCAATGGATAATGCGGGTAAACAAAATAATTCTACATCTGCTAATTTAGGAGACCCTATTCCTGATCACATAAAATCAAAATTTAAACAAGCTAGTAAGCAAGCAGATTATATTTCAAAAAGAGCTAAAAAATAGTGTTTTTTAATATTTATAATAAACACCTATTGAATGGCTGATAATAAAAAAAGATTAGACCAAATTAATGAAGCTCTTAAGGATACAACCTTAACTCAGGCTGAACAAAATAAACTTTTAAAGGAGAACAATCAACTCCTACAAGAACAGCTAGACAAACAAAGAAAAAGTTATGATCTATCATCTTCAATGGTAGATTCTTTAAAAGAAGCCTTAGGAATTAATACTAAAAGATCCACAGCTGATGCTAATCTTTTAAAAATTAATAAAGAAATTAATAAAACAATTCAGGATCAAGTAAAAGGTGGATATGATACTAATGATCTTTCTAAACAAATTATAAAAAATAATAAGGTTATAGAAAAATCAAAAGTAACTATTGCTTCATTAGAAGCAAGAGTAGGTGTAGAAGGAAAAAAAAGAGTAAACAATTTAAATAGTGAATTAGGTCAAATAAAATCAAAGGAAAAATTACTTCAAGAGGAACTATCAAAAACTGCAGAAATGGGGGGGATAGATCTTGATAGAGTTGCATCACTTCAAAAACAAATACAATCTCATGATGCGAATGTAGATTCCATGATGAAGGGTATGACTGCAACTGATC